GGCCGGGCGATCCGCGAGGTGCGGGCCGCCACGATCTATGAACTGGGACCAGTGGTGCAGCCGGCGTACCCGTCTACGTCTGCTGCGGTGGCCATGAGGTCGTTCCAGGCATGGCTGGAAGAGCAGCGCTGTGGGTGCGAGAAGATTGACGGCGTGGCTGAGCAAGCCCGCAAGCAGCAAAGTCAGTTTGCAATGAATGCCGCTATTCGGCTGACTGCGGCTCGGCTGAAGTCCTATCTGAGAAACTGCGGCACAGGCAGTGGCGGATTCACAGCAGGCAATACGTGTGGCAAGGGTGGCGGGTCTGGCGACCCGGGGTCTGGTGATTCGGGTGGTTCGGGCGGAGGAACTGCAGGCGGGGCTGTGTCAGACGGGCCTTCGGGTGGTGGGACTGATGGCAAGCCAGACCAAAGCAAGTCGAGCGTGAAGCGCAAAGAGCGCTATTTGGACCGTATCGAAGGAACGCAAAAAGAAGCTGACCGAGAGGTCAAGAAAGCAAACGACAAAGTTGCCAAGCTGCAGAAAAAGGTGGCTGAAGTAAAAAGCCAGCTTGCTGCCGGATCACAGCTTGAGGCTGCAAAGCAAAAGGTTGCAGCCGCTGAATCAAAGCTGAAGTCTGCGTCAGCAAAGAAGTCAGAACTGACGCAAAAACTGGACTCAAGCAAGGCTCGCATTGCAGAGCTTAAGGCCAGGCTGGATGCGATGAAAAAGAGATCGGCTGCCGACGAGATGGACGAGGAGCTGGTCAAGGCTCTTGATGAGGCCGATAGCCTGCGTCGGCAGATTGTCGACCTCAATGATGTCCTTGACGGCATCGCATCGGACTTGAACTAGGAGCTTCATGCGTGGCAAAGCCCGGTGATCCCTGCCCCAAATGTGGGAAGGGACGCATCCGTACACGCTCCAGCCACCCACTCGACGAACAGCGTCAGGTGCGGTATTTGGAGTGCCAGACGTGCGAGTTCAAGGCCAAGGCCATCGTGCCTGCACTCACTGTGTGGCGTCGGTCTTTTGTACCGTACAAACAACCTTGATGGCTTAGCGGTGTTCGTCCCGTAGCGTGAGTGACAGACACGGATCTGTCACCCGATAAGGGAGTGCCAAGGATGGCCGCCTCGCTCAATAAGCTCCAAGACCGTGCAGCCGCTGTGGCTGCCATGCTCGACGACCTGTCCAAGGTCGAGGATCGCACTGAGGCCCAGGTGGCCGACGTCGAGAAGCTGACCGCCGAGGCGGCCGAGCTCGAGCAGCGGCTCGCCCAGGAAACCGCCATCGCCGAGAAGATCGCCAGCCTGCGTGGCAAGGTCGCCGCGTCGGCCAAGCCCGTGGCCGTCGAGGCCGAGGCCCCCGTCGCCCGCAAGGTGCAGCACGTCGGCCGGGTTCGTGGCTTCGCGTCGGCTGACGAGGCCGAGGTCTGCGGTCGCTGGATTCGCGGCTACCTGCTGAACCGCACCGAGGATCGTGCGTGGTACGAGCGGAACGTCGAAGAGCGGACGCTGTCGAGCAACGACAACGCCAAGGGTGCGGTGTTCATCCCCGAGACCTTCGCCTCGACCGTGATCCGCCTGGTCGATCAGTTCACCGCGATCCCGCAGCAGGCCAACGTGATTCCGATGTCGAGCAACACGCTCTACATCCCGCGTCGGACTGGCGGCAACACTGCCTACTTCGTGAACGACAACACCGAGACGACCGCCAGCGACATGGCGACCGACAACGTGCTTCTGTCCACGAAGGACTGCCGCGTGGCGACCCGCGTGCCCAACAGCCTGATCGAAGACTCGGTCATCGACCTGGCCGGCCTCGTGGCTCAGGAGTTCGCCCTGGCCCTGAGCCGCAAGATCGACGACGCCGGCTTCGCTGGTGACGGCACCTCGACGCACGGCGGCATCCGTGGCATCCAGTGGCGGTTCGAGAACGAGTCGCTGGCCGGCGAGGTCGACTCGGGCGAGAGCTCGCTGTCGGCCCTGACCATCGACGACTTCGTCGAGACGGTCGGCAAGCTGCCCAGCTACGCCCGGCCGACCGCGGCCTGGTACGTGACCCCGCAGGTCTACAGCACCTGCATGCTGCCCCTGATGCTCGAGAAGGGTCTGTCGGCTGCTGAGATCGCCGGTGGCGTCAGCGAGGGTCGGTTCCTCGGCTACCCCGTCTACTTCAACAACAGCATGCGGACGGCCCCGACCAGCGACCAGCTGATTGCCATGTTCGGTGACATGAAGATGTCGACGCACTTCGGCCTGCGGTCGCAGATTGGCGTGCGTGCCTCGACCGACCGGTACATCGAGTTCGATCAGACCTACTTCGTGGCGTCTGTCCGGTTCGACGTGGTGACCTCTGACATCGGCGACGCGACCACCAGCGGCCCCGTTGTCGCGCTGCGGCTCTGACACACTGACTGACTTCCAAGGAGAGACCCTCACATGAACCCCGTTGCCAACAGCCGTAGTGTCGTGAGCCTGTCTGCCGCCGCTGGCGTTGCCTCTGCCGGCACGCACACGGTCGCCATCGACTGCCTGGGCTTCGACTCGGTCAGCATCGACGTCGGCTACCGGTCGATTGCCCACACCTCGGCCCCGAGCGTGGTGACCGTCCAGCACTCCGACACGGACGGCTCCTATACCGCCATCAGCGGTCTGGTGCAGGGCACCGACTACACGCTGGCTGGCGTGGCCAACACGGCCACGGTCAACGTCACGCGGTTCAACATCTCCACCAAGGATCTGCGGCGGTTTCTGCAGGTGTCCGTCACGCCCAGTGCGTCGGCCACTGCGAATGCCTCCAACAACACGATCGTGGTGGCGGCCCGCCTCGGCAAGGGCGAGTCCGGCGTCGACTCCGCGGCTGACGCGAACGTCACGACGTTCGTGACTAAGTGATCACTGGCTGATTGACGACTACTCCAACCAGAGGAGGATGCCGTGGGCGCGGCGTCACCTGTGGCGGGCGTGAAGCCTGCCGTGCTTGACACTGGCTCCGGGCCGGTGCGTGTCATGTGTGCCATGTCCGTGCCTCGGCTCGGATGGCAAGATCACATGTTCTGCTGGCCTCGTGGACTCATCCCGTACGGCATCTCGCCAGTACGGCTTGAAGGCGCGTTTTGGGGTCAATGTTTGTCCAGGGTTCTTTCCGACATGGTGGACCTTGATGACGACCCAAAGGAGCCACCGCTATGGATCCTGACGCTGGACTACGACACGATCTTCGAGGCAGACGCGGTTCCCCGCCTGCTGCAGTACGCCACGGCCAGTGACTACGACGTGGTAGCGGCGTTGCAGATGAAACGCCGCACAGACGAGCCGCTGTTCACGATGGCGGCGACCAACGGCGAGCGAATGGCCGAGGCCCCGCGTGACTGGTTTATCCTGCACAACATCGTGAAAGCCAACACGGCCCACTTCGGATTTACGATGATTAGGGCAGCGGCGCTCAAGCGGATGCCGCACCCGTGGTTCTTGGGTAAGCCCGACAAGGAAGGGAAGTGGGGGCCAGAGCGGATCGACGACGACATTCACTTCTGGCAGGTAGCCGAGAAGGCTGGCGTGAAGTCAGGCGTCTGCACGCGGGTGTGCATCGGGCATGCCGAGGTTCAGTTCAAGTGGCCCGACGTGAACATGCGCGGGATTGTGCAGCATCCTGGTGATTTCTGGGACCGTGGCGGCAAGCCGCCGGAAAAGGTGTGGCAATGATTGAGACAGCACAAGTGCGGTTCCGCCGGCCCTGCGGGGCGTACAAGACGGGCCGGGTCTACACGTTCGCCAAGGGCGTGGCTCGCTCGCTCGAGCTGTTCGGCAAGGCCGACATCGTGCGGGAGCCGGTGATTGAGTTTGCCACGGCCCCGGAGCCCGAGCAGCTGGAGCGTGCCGTCGCGCCGGTCGCCAGGGCTCCTCGAGGCCGCAGGAAGAAAGCCCAATGAGCCTGTTCTATCGGGGCACGATTGCGAGTCAGTACCGCAGCCTGGTGGTCAGCACCGCCAGCGGCACCGGAGACCGTCCGGTCAGCGTGGCCGACGCCAAGGCTCACCTGCGGGTCGTGGATACGACCGAGGACGATGACTACATCGGGGCGCTGATCGACGCGGCGACCACCTGGTGCGAGGACTACTGCGACCGCACCTTCGCCGACAAGACGTACACCGTGGCGTTCGATGACTTTTTCGGGACCCGCATTGAGCTTCCGCGCCCGCCAGTGCGATTGAACGCGACTGCCGCGAGCGCCACGGTGACTATCTCGTACGTGGACACGGGCGGTGCCACGCAGACGCTGACGTGGGCCCAGTCTGGCACGCAGCAGTTTCGGCTGGATCGGGACCAC